GCAATTTTGGACTTCCCAGCAATGATTTAACAAGGTTGCTGGAAGAGGAAAAACCTTTTGACGATTGCTTCATTGGTGTTTATAGTTTAAGCAAACGAAGACTGATGAATAAATTGTATAAGGGAAATGGCGTTGAATGGGTTCCTTATCACGGAGCAAGCAAATGAAATTAATTGTTACGAGCGATTGGCATTTAAGGGCGACTAGACCACGATGTCGCACTGACGAAAATTGGATTGAAACTCAAAGAAATGCACTTGCACAAATTAAAAAAATATCCGTTAAAAAAAATGCCCCTGTTTTCGTTGTTGGTGATTTGTTCCATTCAAATTCAGATACGAGTTTTGAATGTATTCAATTAGTACAAAGTTTAGCTGATGAATTGGGCGAATTATATATTCTTGCTGGCAACCATGATTTGCCTTATCACAGTTCGGAAAATATTGAAAAATCAGCAATAGGTGTTTTATTTAATAGTCAAAACATTTTTCCAATTAGTGAGTTTTTCAAAAAATGGCATTGGAACACAGATGAAAAAATAAGATATTCAGCAAGCAACTTTGATAAATGGGATGATGAAAATGCTGAAATGGTTTTCAAGCACGTTCTTTGTTTTCCAGATGCAAAGTCAATTCCTCAGAATGTAGATGCAATGACAGCAAAAGAATTACTTGATGAGTTTCCAAATGCAAGATGGATTTTTATTGGAGATTATCATCATAATTTTCATTATGAGAAAAACGGAAAACACGTTGTTAATCCCGGCTGTTTGTTGCGTCAAGCAAGCGACATGAAAAATTATAAATGCGGTGTTTACTATGTTGACACTGACGAAAATATTGTGGAGTTTGTTCCTATAATAGATAATGAAAGTTTTGTTGATGACAGCTATATTTTGAAACAGGAAGAGCGGGAAGAAAGAATTGAAAGTTTTGTTGACAAGTTAAGTGATACGAAAAATGTATCCTTGGATTTTGTTGACAATGTTCAAAAAGCAATGCTCGAAAATAATTTTGGTTTTGAAATAAAAACTGTTGTTGAGGAATTGATGGAGGTGTAAATGAAATCATTAAACAATTATTATAATAAATTGTATAAGCAGACAACAAAGGTGACTAGGAAATTGTTTGGCAAAGATGTGACCGGCTGTTTAGCAATGCGCTATGAACTTAAAAGAAATATTGAACAGGTGATAGTAAAACCAATAGAAGAAATAACGGACGACGATATTTGGAAAAACAAATTGTCCTATATTGTTGCAAAATATAGAACTTTGGACGCAATACTTGAAATATTGGAACGTGCTTGCACGTTAAAAACATTTACTATAGAGGGGTTTGAAAATGAACGTTAAGGAAGTTGAAAAAATAAATGAATTAATTTCCAAAGCTCAAATTAGTTCCGCAAAGTCACAGGGACAAATTGAAGCAATAAAAGCTGAATGGAAAAAGACTTATGGTACGGACGATGAAAAGGAAATAAAAAAAAGGTTGCAAGAGCTGGAAGAGGAAGAGCAAAAAACAATTGAAAGGCAAGAAGTATTATACAATAAATTAATTAATTCTTATGATTGGGATAAACTGGAAGAGGAACTTGCATGATGGAAGTTGAAAAAATAAAGCAAATGTTTCAGCAGTGCAAGGGAATAGAACGCGAGCTTGAAAAAAATATTGAAGAGTATGCTGGTAAAAAAAACCAGCTTGAACAGCGTTTGAAGCTAATTGAACAGGCGCAATCTTTTCTTCAAAAGGTTGCCCAGCAAACTCAAGAGCACTTGAAGTTTCAAATTGAGGATATTGTAAACCTTGCGCTTGAAACTTGCTTTCCCAGCGAATACACGTTTCGAATATTGTTTAATGTCAGTAGGGGCAAGACGGATGCGGAGCTTGTTTTTTTAGACCAAAAAACACAAAGACAGGTAGACCCGATGAACGCGAGCGGGGGCGGTGTAGTAGATTTGACTTGCTTTGCCCTGCGAATTGCTTGCTATGCACTTGAACAGGGGACGGACAACGTGATTATTTTGGACGAGCCTTTTAGGTTTTTAAGTCGTGATTTACAGCAAAGAGCGGGCGAAATATTAAAAGTCCTTTCCAACCGTATGCAACTTCAAATAATTATGGTCTCGCACATTGGTGAAATAATTGATTTTGCTGACAAGGTGTTTGAAGTAAAAAAAGATAAACAAGGTATTTCAAAAGTATTGGTTATTTAATTGTAAACACCCTTTCAACAGGGTGTTTTTTTGTTTTTACCAGCATAAAAGCATTATTTCACTATACAAAATACTATATAAATATTAAAAAAAATAAAATAATTTATAAAAACTACTTGACATATTTTGTAAAACATTGTATATTATAAGTGTAAACTAAATAAAGCAAGCAAACAGCTTGCGAGGAGACACACTATGACAAAAGCTATTAAGGAAAACATTAAAAAGAACGTGGAGTTGTTGAAAGAAAACCTTAAACTTTCAAACGAGCGGTTTGAACAGGTTTTTGGAGTTTCAAAAGAAGTAGGTATAGCAAACGTTTTGGACGCTATTCTTAGGGATTTGAATAAATAACTTGTTAATTTGAGGAGACGCAAATGAAAACAATGGTAAACGGAAAGGAAATTAAGGTTTGGGACAAGAACGCAATTTCAGCGGTTCTTACAAGTGAAGTAAAAAAAGATAAACAAGGTATTTCAAAAGTATTGGTTATTTAATTGTAAACACCCTTTCAACAGGGTGTTTTTTTGTTTTTACCAGCATAAAAGCATTATTTCACTATACAAAATACTATATAAATATTAAAAAAAATAAAATAATTTATAAAAACTACTTGACATATTTTGTAAAACATTGTATATTATAAGTGTAAACTAAATAAAGCAAGCAAACAGCTTGCGAGGAGACACACTATGACAAAAGCTATTAAGGAAAACATTAAAAAGAACGTGGAGTTGTTGAAAGAAAACCTTAAACTTTCAAACGAGCGGTTTGAACAGGTTTTTGGAGTTTCAAAAGAAGTAGGTATAGCAAACGTTTTGGACGCTATTCTTAGGGATTTGAATAAATAACTTGTTAATTTGAGGAGACGCAAATGAAAACAATGGTAAACGGAAAGGAAATTAAGGTTTGGGACAAGAACGCAATTTCAGCGGTTCTTACAAGTGAAGTAAACAAAATGCTTTCAGCTGGTTTTGTGTTTTATTTTTACGGTGGTTCGCAAGGTGAGGAAGCTAAAGTTTGCCTTACCAATGACGGAGGAAAGACTGTATATGTGTTTTGGGTTCACACCGAAAATGAGGATGTTGATGGTTCTGGCAAGTGGTACGAAAGAGCGGATACAATGGTAATCACTGGTAAGAAATACATTGATGTATATCCTAATATGACATTATGGTTTAACAAGGGTGAACAATTTTTCGAAAAGAAATGGTACGAAATTTCAGACAGGCGGGAAAATAACCGCTATGTTGAAACCATGCAAGAATATTTCGAAATAAAAAAACTTCAGGACGAAAGATGGGACGTTTGTCACGCAACATTGCCTAGTAAAAAATTGCCGGAATGCGCAAATAAACCAGCGTTAAAATTAGTTAAGAAAATAAGGGGTTATGGAACAACAAAGTTGAAAGATATTTGCTCTGTTGTTAAGGAACCGTCATTTGCTGGTTATTTTGTTACATTTACAAAGGAATCAAGGAAGGAATCAATTCGTATCAGCGCAAAAGTAAGATAAAATAAAATTGGTTTGCTGGTTCCATAAAAATCAGCAAGGGTGGGAAATATGTATTTTGAATTAATGGAAAAGAGCATTCAATGCGCTTATAAGGCGCTTGAATATTATGCGAAGAAGGAACTTGACCTTGCAAAGTTTTACAAGGGTGCGAGCATTACTTATAAAAACAAAGCATTAAACCTTATAATTGAGGAAGGAATAAAATGAACGTGTTTGAAAAATATGTAAATATGATTCGTAAAAAGGCGCATGGTGTTTCACAGAAATACAAAGTGCCATATGATGAGATGGAAAGTCAAGGGTTTTTAATTTATTGTGAATGCTTGAAGCGTTATGACGTTTCGAAAGCTAATTTTGGAACTTTTCTTTATATTCAGCTAAACAGGTTAGCTGATTTCGCAAAGACATACAAACGTCAGCAAGGTGTTTTAATTCAGGATTACTATGGCGCAAATGAAACAAGCGATTATGAAAGCAAAATACCAGCGCAAGAAATTAACCCCACGTTTCAAGAGTTGCTTGAGGAAGCTAAAAGCAATTTGTCACATGGTGCGTATAATTTGCTTTTGTGGATAGTGTCGCGCGAATGGGAAAGAAAAAATAAAAGAACACCAACTGTTTCAATGGCTGTAAAATATTTTAATGTTAGTAAGGGAATAATTGAAAGCCTTTGGAAGGAAATTGGTGTCTTTTGGAATGGTGCGGGCATTGCTTTTTATGCGTAATCCTATAATATATATAGTTTAGTTTACAGAAAACAAGAAATTGTTTTGACTATCTTGTGCAAGTCTCCGGCATAAGGTAGTATTTTTTTTGAGGGTTGCAAATGGTATTTTATGACGGTGAGAAATTATGTGTTCAATTAACTAAAGGAAGCAACTATAAAAAAGTTTTGCAAATAGCTAAACAGTATGATAGCGAATATCTTTCTGACGTGGGAATATTTGTGTTTCCACCAATAAAAAAAATTGCTTGGGCATTGGAAGAAGCTGGTTATTCGTTTGACGATAGCGCAAAAATATTTTTGAAAAAGAGAGAAATAAAAATTCCTGATACCCTGTTTGAATTTCAAAAGGAAGGCGTTAAAAAAATGCTTTCCATGGAGACTAATATTTTGTTAGCTGATGAAATGGGTCTTGGCAAAACGGTTCAAGGAGCTGTTTATTTAGCACTTAAAAGAAATTCTGTTCCTGCTTTAATTGTGTGTCCAGCAAGTTTGAAAATGAATTGGTGTAGGGAAATTGAAAAATGGACGCATTACAAGACATATATTATTGACGGACGCAATCCACAATATTTAACAAAGGAATTTATTGATAAATACCCTGTTTGGATTATTAACTATGACATTTTGGGTGTTGAGAATAAAAAAGAAAAAGAAGAGGAGATGGAAAGACGCAAGCGGGCTAAAGCAATGGGTTATCCCTTTCGAAAAAAACAAGTTAAGGTTGACGGATGGTGTGATGAATTAATAAAGCATAATTTTCAAACAATCATTTGTGATGAAGTTCAGTACATAGCTGAACCCGAAACAATAAGAGCACGTGCAATTCTTCAAATATCAAAAGCATTGCAAAACAGCAAAAAACTTTTTATTTCTGGTACACCTTATGAAACAAAAACAAGTCAATTTTTTACTTGCCTTTCAATTCTTGACCCTCTTAATTTTAACAACAGGTATAAATATTTAATGAGATATTGTGACCCTGTCAAAACATTTTTTGGCTGGAAGTTTGACGGACTAAGCAATGCTGAGGAGTTGCATGAAAAAATTAGTAGGTTTATGATTCGTAGGTTAAAAAAAGATGTTCTAACTCAACTTCCACCAAAAATAAGGGCAGTAGTTCCAATGCAAGTTTCAGCGCAAGAACGAAAACTATATGATGAAGTTGATTGGCAATTTGAGCGGGATATTATTAGCGGTGCAAAAGACAAGAAAGCGCAAATTGGACATATTGCGCATTTGAAACAAGCAAGCTATAAAGCCAAGGAAAAAGCGGTTATAAAATGGATTAAAGATTATTTAACTTTTCAAAATAAAAAGCTGGTTGTTTTTATTTATCATCATGCAACGTATGACGCATTAATGAAGGAGTTCGGATATTGTAGCGTTGGATTAACTGGTGCAACACCGCCAAGCGAAAGACAAAACGTGGTTGACAGGTTTCAAAATGATGAAAAAGTTTATTTGTTTATTGGACAAATAAAGGCTAGTGGTGTAGGACTAACATTAACGAAAGCCAGTGCTACTTGTTTCGTTGAGTTCGGAACAACAGCTCCCCAGCATGAGCAAGCGGAAGACCGTGTTCACCGCATTGGTCAAACAGCTGATTCCGTTATGGCTTATTATTTAATTTTGGAAAACAGCATTGAACAGGATATTATGAATACATTGGAAAGGAGGAACAGGGATTTGAAAAAGGTAATGAACAATGAAAATGACGCTAGTTTGTTTAATGCTGAAGATATGCAAGAGGAAGTTTTAGCGCAATACAAAAAGCGCAAAAACATCAATAAATAATTGTGTTCCTATAATAAATGTAGTTTACTAAAGGATGGAGAAAATGAAGGTAATAAAAGAAATTACTTTTGATAGTGCTCATATGCTGTCAAATTACGATGGGAAATGTTCAAACTTGCATGGGCATACATACAAACTTCAAGTAACGCTTGAGGGCAAGGTTTTGGAAAATCACATGGTGATGGATTTTAATGTTTTGAAGGGAATATTAAATGAAGTTGTTATGGATAATTTCGACCATGCTGTTATTTTTTCACAAGAAGAAATTCGAGGTGAAGCTGAAAATCATTTGCTTATTTGGTGTAGAAAATTTGGCAAAAAGTTTACAATTATTCCGGGAAAAACAACCTGTGAAGATATGGCTCCCTACATTAAAAGACTTGTTGAAGAAAAACTGTATGAAAAAAATATTGATGTTTTAGTTTGGGTTAGATTGTGGGAAACACCAACTTCATTCGCGGAGTGCTAACATGGTAAAAGATGGAAAAATACTTGTAAATGAAATATTTGAAAGCATTGACGGCGAAGGATATCACGCAGGCTTTCCTACTGTTTTTTTCAGAGTTGTTGGTTGTAATTTGCGTTGTAGCTGGTGCGACAGCAAGTATACATTTGAAGCTGAAGAAGACAGTAGGTGGATGACCGTTGCTGAAGCTGTTTCTTCCATAAAGGAATTTGAAATAAATCACGTGACCATCACTGGTGGCGAACCTTTACTTGAAGAAAATAAGAATTGGATGACCGCTTTTATTAAAGCATTGCTTTTGAATAATTTTGTTGTTGATGTTGAAACAAATGGTTCAATTGATTATCGGTATTGGAAGGAAATGTTCGGTTCCGAAACTTTTACTTTGATTGCAGACTGGAAAGCGCCAAGTTCAAAAATGACTAAATTTATGCTCGAGTCAAATCTTGCTGTTTTGGGTGAACGTGATATTATTAAAATTGTGGTAACAGATAACGATTTTGAAGAAGTAGAAAAAATCATTGCAAAAAAACCAAAAGCCACAATTTATATTTCACCAGTGTTTGAACAGGTTACAATGGAAAAAATTCCTGAATTTGTAATGAAACATAAAAACAAAAATATTAGATGTCAAATACAACTTCATAAGGTATTTTGGAATCCAGATAAAAGAGGTGTGTGATTTATGAGTGGTAGTTACGAAGAAAAAAAGCAACTGGACAGAACGCAAGCAAAATTTGATAGAAATAAAATTATGCAAGCGGTTAAAATGCTCATTGAAGCAATAGGGGATGACCCGAACAGGGAAGGTCTTAAAGGTACTCCCGACAGGGTTGCGAGAATGTATGAAGAGATTTTTGAAGGTATGCTTTATAGCAATGAAGAAATTGCTGGTATGTTTAACACCTGTTTTGAAAATGAAGCAAACGACCTTGTTGTTGTTCAACATATTCCAATTTTCAGTTATTGCGAACATCATTTAGCGTTAATGTATAATATGACCGTTTCCATCGGCTACATTCCGAAAGGAAAAGTTATTGGTCTTTCAAAAATTGCACGTATTGCTGAAATGTGCGGAAAAAGATTGCAGTTGCAAGAACGAATTGGAAGTGATATTGTAGATGTGCTTGAAAAAGTTTTGGGTACAAATGATATAATAGTTGTAATTGAGGGTGAACATTCTTGCATGACAACTCGTGGAATTAAAAGTCGCGGTTCAAAAACAAAAACAGCAACATTGCGAGGAATTTTTAAGAAAGACATTGCTGTAAGAAATGAATTTTATAATCTAATTAGTAAGGAGTAATATATGACAATTCAAAGAAAAGAACTGTTGGAAAGTTTGAAACAGTGTATGCCCGGAATTGAAACTGGTTCAGCGGTGTTGCAAGGTGCGGATTCCTTTGTGTTTCACGATGGAAGAATTTTTACGTATAACGATTCAATTTCCGTCACAGTACCCATTAAAAATGAAGGGTTGCTTGAGGAAGGTCTTGAAGGTTGCGTGAAAGCGGAAGAATTTTTCAAAATTATAAGCAAGTTCCCAGCTGACGAAATTAAGTTCAGCGTGACGGAACAGGGAACATGGCTTTTGAAGTGTGGAAAAGCAAGAGCGGAAATGTCATTAATTAATTTTGATTTTGAAACACGCTTGAAGAACATAGCTCCAGTTGAGGACGCTTGGATTAGCTTAAACGATGATTTTATTGCTGGTGTCAATGCTTGCAAAATGTCTGTCAATAAATCACAGCTTTCCGGAATTTGTTTTGAAGGAAATGAGGTAATTTCGACAGATGGAAATCAAATGAATTGCTACACCATGAAAGGAGTCGAACTTCCTAAGTTTTGGATTTCCGACAACAGTGCAAACGAACTTTTGAAGCTAAGAAAATTAGTCGCTGTCCAGTTGCAAGGTACATGGGCTCATTTTAAGTCTGAAGATGGTACAATGTTTTCAATTAAAACTTTAAACTCGGAAATGTATCCTGTTGAAAAGCTAAGAAACATAATGAACACTTCAAATCCGGAAAAAGCAAAGTTGCACGCAAAGTTTCCAAAAGATTTGTTCAACGCAATTGACAGGGCTGTTTCTTTTGGGATGAACGTTCATGATAACCTTGTTGTTCGCCTTGAGATAAGCAAGGAAAAAATTGAAGTAAGTTCAGAAAGAAGTGCTGGTAAGTACAATGAAAAAGTAGCATGGGAAGAAAAAATAAACGAAGACTTTGAAAGTTTTATCATTTATGTTGACGTTAATATGATGCAGTTCGTGGCACAAAGAACCCTTGAATTTTTCTTGCTGGAAGGACCAATTATTAATGGAAAGAGCTTGCCAAGGATGCTCTTTGTAACTGAATCCTCAAAGCA